AGGGAATTTGCAAGACGAATCGGTGCCAAGGAAGAAGAAGCCTTCTTTGTTGGTGATGGTTCCGGTAAACCTACAGGTATTTTCAATGCCACTGGTGGAGCGGAGCTTGGTGTGACTGCAGCTTCTGCTACAGCCATCACCGTGGATGAGATTATGGATCTCTTCTACAGCTTGAAGTCACCTTATCGAAAGAATGCTATCTTCGTTATGAACGATGCGACAGTAAAAGCTATTCGAAAACTGAAGGATGGGAATGGTCAGTATTTGTGGCAGCCTTCCATCTCTGCCGGTCAGCCTGACACCATTTTGAATCGACCTGTAAAAACTTCTGCTTATGTACCAACCATTGCAGCAGGAGCCAAGTCCATCGCCTTCGGTGATTTTGGATACTACTGGGTAGCCGACAGACAAGGTCGTTCCTTCCAGAGACTTAATGAGCTCTTTGCAGCCACCGGTCAGGTAGGATTTAAGGCAAGCCAGAGAGTGGATGGGAAACTGATTCTTGCTGAAGCCATCAAGGTTCTTCAGCAGAAAGCGTAGGTGAGGATCTATGAGTAATGTTAAGAACTATACAGAGCAGGGTGGAGAAAAAACGATTATTGGTGGCGAGCTTTTAATCACCGCTGAAGGGAAACTTACCTTTGATGGGGTGGAGGTTAAACCCTCTGCCCTTCAGACAGATAGCACCGCAGCTGATGTGCCGGAACTGGTTTCTGATTTTAATGCACTTCTTGCAAAGCTTAAAGCTGTAGGACTTATGGCATCAGAATAAGGAAGGGGGTAGACGGTGATGTCAGCTATACTTGAGAAGGTAAAAAAGAATCTGATTCTTGATCATAATGAGGACGATGAACTCATCACAAGTTACATCACCGCCGCTACCTCTTATGCAGAAGGCTATCAGAAAAAAGTATCGGGATTCTATGAAACAAATCCCATGGATCCAACTACAGAACAGGCTGTCATTATGCTATCATCCCACTTTTATGAAAGCCGAGATGGTAGCACTGGCGGCTTTTTTCAGGATAAGGTGGATGCCAGTGAGCAGGTGTGGCGTGTGGTGAACATGCTCCTTCGCATGAATAGGGATGTGGTCATATGAGTTTTGGAATGATGCAGACCTTTGTTGAAATCTATAGCACCAACTCGGTGAAAGATGAAGAAGGCTTCGTGACAAAAGAAGAAGTCCTTTTACTAAAGACCAGAGCCTATAAAGAAAACAGACATGGTAATGAAGCCTGGAAAAACAGGGCAAGCTTTACAACAGCCACTGCCCTTTTTAGGTTTCGTAAGCCACCTTCTATTGATATCAGCACGACTCATGTACTGGTGTGTATGGGTGAAAAGTACAATATTCTGAGCGTGGAAGATATCAGAGAAAAAGGCATGTATGTGGAGGTGCTGGCAGAAAAAGTGACTGGGTCAAAGGGGTGATAAACATGGCGAAAGCAACTTTCAAGATGCCAGAGGATTTTATCAATAAGCTATCAAAGCTAAATAACAAGTTCGATGATATTGTACCGAGGGTCCTTCAAGAAGGTGCAGAGCCAGCCATCAAGAAGGCGAAAAGTAATCTAGCCCTTCGCATTGGTCAGGGAACAAAGGAACCATCCCAGTCAACGGGTGAGCTACTAGCCTCTCTTGAAACCTCAAAGCCAGTGCAGAACTATAAGGGGGATTGGACGCTTCGTGTGGGTATTCCGACAACCAAAGACAGTAAAGGTGTATCCAATGCACTAAAGGCTGCGGTTATCGAGTATGGTAAGTCCGGTCAACCGCCAAAGCCATGGCTCAAGCCCTCAAAAAGAGCATCTAAAAAGGATTGTATGGAAGCAATGAAAAGTGCTCTGGATAAGGAGATTGAAAAACTATGAGTTTACTTGCAGATATAAACCACATACTAACGCCCCTCAACATTCCTGTGGAGACCGGTGTGTTCTCAGATACACCACCAGAGGAATACTTGGTCATCACACCTATGTCAGACAGGCTTGATCTCTTTGCAGATAATCAAAGCTATATGATCGTTTCAGAAGCCAGGTTATCCCTTTTCACAAAGAAGAACTATAACAAGCGGAAAAAAGAACTGACAAAGGCTCTGCAAGCAGGCGGTATGACCATAACGGATAGGCAGTATGTGGGCTATGAGAACGATACAAAATTTCATCATTACGCCATTGACGTAATGAAAGAATATGAAACGGAGGAAGATTAAATGGCAACAATAGGATTGGATCGTTTATTTTACGCCAAGATCACTGAAGATCAAAATGGAATAGAAACCTATGGAGCGCCTAAAGTTCTGGCGAAAGCCATGACAGCAGAGCTTAGTGTGGAGCTGATTGAAGCAATCCTTTATGCGGATGACGGGGCATCTGAGGTCGTAAAGGAGTTTAAAAGTGGATCTCTTAGCTTAGGGATTGATGATATTGGGTCCTTGGTGGCACAGGATTTGACGGGCTGCAAAATCGACAGCAACAATGTAGTGGTATCAAGAAGCGAAGATGGCGGAAGTCCTGTGGCCATAGGGTTTCGTGCCAAGAAGGCCAACGGAAAATATCGTTATTTTTGGCTTTACAGGGTCATCTTTAGCGTTCCTGCCACAAGCCTTGCTACAAAAGGAGACTCTATTACCTTCAGCAGTCCCACCATAGAAGGAACAGTATTCAGACGAAACAAACTGGACGGTGAAAGCAAGCATCCTTGGAAAGCAGAAGTCACTGAAGGGGATAATGGGGTAGCACCATCTACGATTTCCGGTTGGTTTACTTCGGTTTATGAACCGGACTTCACACCGGTAACGCCAACTATAACCATCACAACTGAGCCGGCTACTTTGACTGAAGTAACAGCTGGTAGTATCACAGGAAGTCTTTCTGTTGTGGCAAGCTCCAACACTTCAAATCCTGTGACGTATCAGTGGTATGAAAATACCGTCGACAGTTCTACTGGCGGTACAATCATCAACGGGGAAACATCTGCAAGCTTTGATATACCAACAGACCTGCTGGCAGACACTTACTACTATTACTGTGTTTTAAGCTCTAGTGGCGCAGAGAGTGTAACAACCTCCGTAGCTACTGTTGTTGTATCGTAAGACTTGTGGTAGCAAGTCAAGGGGGTAATGAGAAAAAAGATTAAAAAAATAAGTAAAAGCAAGGAAAAAAGCGTACACAAACCAAACCCGAACCAAAAGAGGAATATTTGTTCGAGCTCCAATGAATAAACGGATCGATCAAAGATCGATACTTACACGCTCCTTTCCGGCGCATAAAGTTGGCGGTTGCGTAGCAGCGCATCCACCATGCGCACCAGTTTTCTTGCCGTCAGTACAAGGGCACGTTTATGTTGATGCTTGGGCACTTCATGATACTTTTTCAAGTAAAACTCACGGTACACAGGCTCATGGCGTTGAACCGAGTTGGCAGCTTCAACCAGGTAATAACGCAAATAATGGTTGCCTGTGCGGGTGAGTGAAGTGCGCTGAGATTCATAGTTACCAGACTGCTTACGCTTCCAGTAAAGCCCGGCATACTTGGCCAGCTTAGACTGATCTTCAAACCTTTCAATCTGACCGATTTCAGCCAAAATGCCGGCCGTATACACCTTGCCAATACCAGGAATACTCAGCAGACACTGGCTTTCAGGAATGGCCTCCAACAGTCGTTCAATGGCCGAATCAAGAGACTTAACCTGTTCTTTGATCGTACGGATCATCAAAGCATAAGACCCCAACACCACGTCAACAGAATCCTGCATCACTTTACCCAAACGGTACGAATCACGGGCCGCCTTGTTAATGGCTTTAGCAAGCTTGGTTGGATCAGCAAACCGGCCCCGACCCTTCTGCTGAAGCACCTCAGCCAAAGCTTCGATAGGCATGGCAGCAATGTCATCCAGGGACAAAGACTCCGATAGCAAGTCCATCATGGCAGCACCAAAGACCGACGTGTCCACATCCCGGGTCAAGGTATTACACTTGTAGTAAAGGTTCTCCAGAAAATGCTGTTTACACTCCGTCATCTGCTGAATCAACTGATAACGGGAACGAGTCAGACGCTGGAGCGCCAAGTATTTTTCTTCTTTGACCAGGGACAGATTAAACCGGTCAAAACGGAGAAAATCAGCAATCCGGTAAGCATCCACTTTGTCCGTCTTATCCTCATCGAAAAGCCCCTTGAACCGGGCAATGGCCTTAGGGTTTTGGACAACCACCTTCACATCCAGTGCCTTCAAATCAGGGTCTTCGTTGAGGAAAGCCGCTGGATGGAAACTGTAAACCGAAGTGGATTCCATCCCCACCAAAATAGATTCATACGATACTTTTTGGTGGTATTCCAGGATCAGCTCTTTGATGCTGGAGGCACCAGGCAGATCATTGGGAAGCGAACACTGTTTGAGAATGTGATCATCACTGTCAAGAAAACAAACATCCAAGGTTAAAGAACTCACATCAATACCGACAAACAATTTCATGGGAAGGACCTCCTTTCGATGAAATTTGGAAAGACTTGGATCCTGAAGCGTATCCCTGGCACCCAACGCATAACCACAACCTCGCGCATGAGTATTCGAATCCTTTAATCCATAAGCTGCCCGGTGACTGCTATCACCGGTATGAACCAAAGGTGATACAGCTTGTGCGTTTGCAGTGAAACGGTGGACCGGGAGACAGTCTTCGGAATGTAGTCCAGCTACAGGAGGAACTAGTCTTTGCCCAGATAGATCCTTTTCCATGGTTCTATTATCCAGGGATATGCTTCAGGATCCAAGTACTAAATCGTTATTTTATTGGATAAACTTATTATACGAGG